TAAGCGGATCAGGCGCTTCTCCTAATTGCTGTTTTTCTCGCAGGCTCTTTTTACCTCTTGTTTTAACACTACCGTCTAATCCAATATTAAGTAAAGGACCTGGATTGTATTCATTGCCTGTTCGAGGAGTTGAACCAGATAATCCCATCAGGCTCATAATTGGAGCGACTCCAAATGAGCTAATACCTGTTGGATCAACCATACTTAGGCCAAGACCAGCTGCGCCTCTAACACCTTTCCCCAGAGTGGTAGTACCTGTAATTGCTCTATAAATATTGCCAGGATCTCCTAGCTTCTGGAACGTACCTGGAGCACCGCCAGGTAATGCAGGGCCTTGGAATGTTGAATTTAAATTAGGACGAAAAGGCCCCGAAGTGGCTCTTGCACCACGGGGCATTACTCGATCAAAACTTCTAGTAGGACTAGGGAGTGTAGGCGCTCTTAATGCACCACTAGCTGCTTGTCCTCCTGTTGGCCTGACAGCATCATCAAGCCTGCCTGCCATTCGAAAATTGCGTTGAACTTGATTTCTAGCGGCTTCCTTTGCAGCACCAGGGGCCATTTTAGAAACGTCACTAACTTGACCCAGCAATCGTGTAGGAGCATTTTGAATGCCTGCCCCTCTAAACTGACCAGGTAAAATCCGTTTTAATACGTCATCAACTTGCCCACTAATAGCCCTATAGGTCTGTGGATTTCTAATAACATCAACAGCAGACTTTGCAACACCAGGCTGGCGTCCAAACTGTAAAAGACCTCTAAGAAGCGGTGACATGATTATCTATAGGATTTGTGGAGGACAATATTGCTGCCAACAGATGTGTCAGCTGGGCCAGGTAATGCTTGGATAAATTCAGCACCAGATCGCTCATAGCGATACCGTGCTTGCATTTCATCTTTATAGTTTGGAACATATAAAATTTGTGCAAGACGATTTGTCTCGTACAAATAAACATCGTTCCAAAGACGCAAAGCATCACGTACGTTACTTGAACGAATCGTACGATCAACGTCACCTAAAATTCCTTCAACCCTGGTGCTAGGAGGAGTGAAATCAGGATCTAATGACGCTAATTGTGTTTTCTTTTCCGCTGCATCGCAACGACTAATTTGATACACAATCTTGTCATGAAACAATGAATCTGGTACAGAATTCATTGCTTCTTCAAGACGAGCATAGTCACCAGCAGGAACACTAACAACGTAGTATCCTAGATGATACCTGATCCTACTTTTGTTGAAGGTAGATAACTGCACTGCACATCAGGCTTATCCATTCATTCTAAACTGTGTCAATTAAACACGAATTAAATCAGCAGCAAAAACTGAGTCCCAGTCAACGCGTTTAATCTGCCTTAGTTGTTCCAAAGTGTGGAAACGTTCCCCTGATAACGAAGTCTGCAGATCTTTAATATCTTTTGCTGTTTTCATACCAATGCCTTTAATATGATCTGAAATCATACGAGGCGTTGCAGCATTAATATTCAGACGAGTATCTGTTGGAAAGGTACGTGGCTCTTCACCTGATGCTGCATCTTTAACCTGAAGAGTTTTTACCTTTTTAGTTGCTTGATCGTCTTTTTCAATCTCTGTGTGATAGACAGTAAAAATGCGACCGTCCTGGTCTTCGACCATGAACCAATCGCCATCATCCCATTCGGTAACAACTTTAACTCTTGTACCTGTTTTTTTATGCTGATATAGCATCGGGGCCAGTAATAATCACTGACCCCATATTACCCTAATTATCAATAACCAGGGTAGTTAGATGCAATCTTGTAAGGAATGTACTGCTCAATATCATCGTATTCCATAGCAACATCAGGTTGGATGTAGCAAAGTTCAACGAGAATGTAGCCAGTATTGCCTGCAGCAGCATCGGCATCAGAGATGGCCCAGCCGCCGTTGAGGCTAGTAGAAGATGATTGGGTTTTTGAATACACGCGATAGGTGGATTCACCAGTCACTTCAACGTACTCAACGCCTGAAACCAGGGGGCAAGCGCCATAAGCAGCAGAACCAGCAGCAATGCTGTTAGAAGCAGCCGTAAGGTTTGCGCCGTCAACGATACCAGAAGCATCTTCTGGTGCAGTTGCGGTGCCAGGACCAACACCAATAACTTGAGTAGCACCTGAAGTCACTAACTCACTAGCAATTCGACCATCACCCCAACCAGAAGCGATTGAGATGGTAGTGCGATAAACATAACCGGGGACTTCTGCGGAAACATCACTAATAGTTAAACCAGTGACATTTACGCGAGTGTCGTCATTCTTGTAAGGAGAAGGAATGATGACATCAGCAACGGAGGTATAACCTGCACCAGTTGTATTGGTGACAGGAACATAGCCACGCAGTTGGAAATAACGCCAGCCAGGGGTGGCCAAGACAGAAGTCGGGCCAGCCTTGGAGGCATTGTTTTGTGCTCCACCAGTAGTATCAATGTTCTGATACCAGCCGTTAAGAGGCTCAGCCATGTCGGCTGGGTAGATCTTTTTAGCAGATAAATATGCCATTTAATTAAAAGGTATGGTGAACGTTGTTTTAAATCAGACCACGCCGTCGTCTGAGATGAAGCTGAAAGCAGTCGTGATGAAATCTTTGTTCAACACTTCGAAGCCAGCATAGAGTTGCCAGATAAGAATGATGAAGCGGCTGAAGTCATCATTGTTGTTAATCAGCACCTGAGCGTTAGGACCGCCGATGCCAATACCGATTGCCTGAGGACCGAAGAAGTAACCTTGTGCAACTTCTTCAGAGTTATATGTGGCAGTGTCGTCGGAGTCGAAAGTAGCGGTAACGCTCTTGGTCGGGAAGTTAGTAGATTCGAAGAACTTAACGCCTTCAAACTGAACGCCAGTCGGCATCACAGGCTCACCAGCCAGGAAGTAGCCCTGACCAGCTTGAGGACCCATGTAGAAGCTGGAGTTGTTAGGCATCATGGGGTTAGCCATGTACATGCCTTGACCAGGGTTGCCACTGTAACGTGCAATCTCACGGAAGTCTTCGTCACGACGCAGGTGCATCATGAACACGGGATCGCAAATACAACGATACAGACCATCAGCGAAGGTCGGCACGTTGCGCTTACGCAGATCCTTTACAACTTCCAGCAGGTCGGTACGAACAGAGAACTGCTGCACTTGTGCAGTGTACTCAGCTTCGGTGTAAGCAATGCGACCTTGTGCATCTTTTTCTTTGTCGCCAGCAAAGTAGTAACCGCCTTGAGTGGTGCTAGCTTTGCCTTGTGCTTCAGCTTTAGCCAGTTCGTCAATAAAGACGCGGTCACGCCAGCGGCGGTAGTCATCCAACAGGGTCAAGGAACCAATGCTCTGATGGAACATGTTCAGGTTGCCGGTATCAAGCAGCAAACGCTGAGCAGTAATCAGAGTTTCCCGAGCAATCTTGAAAGTAGAAGGCTGGGTAGGATCAGACGGGTCCGCAGGGCCGGTGTACTCTTTCAGCACAACAAGCACCTTCTCTTTGGTGATGTTGCGGCTGTTTGCAGTACCAATCGTTTGATCGGAGATACGCTCACGGCTGTCCTTGGTGCCGGGTGACCCCCAGAACTTGTAGCGATCGAGCTGCACGGTTTGGCCAGGCTGTGAGGTGAAGTCGTGAACGACTACAGGCTCAACAGCCATTTCGCAAATGTATGCGGGGTGGGGACGGTAAAGTTCCGCACCTAGGATTTTTGGAAAATCGTTGTCAAGAAACATCTTCTATCCTCGTTTAAGAATATAAAAATGGATAAGGATCTAGTTGAAAACCTAATCTAATAAGATTTTAGCAGTTTACTATTTATGCGTAACGCTGTGGACTCATGCCTTGCATAGTAAGGCGTGAATTAACAGTATTGCTAGAGCCGGGTGCTTCAGGGTCAATACCTGGAACGCCCATCATCGCTCCTACATTTCCAGCTCCACCGCCAACTAATCCACCAAGTCCTGCAGCAGATGTAACACCTAAAGCAGTAATTGGAACAGCAGCAGCAGGTGCCATGTTGCCTACATTTTCAACAACTCGATTGGCATCTGAAATTACTTTGCGACCTTGTGGTGTTGCCATAGTCGCTTGCGGGAACATGTCTGATTCAACAGCAGCACCAACAACGCGATCTAAACCTTGCTGAACTTTACCAGGCATTTGACTGCCCATGTATTTACGAAGGGCAGGCACACCAGCGCCAGCAGCAGCCGCAGCTGCACCAGCACCAAGTGCCTCTAAGGCTGTACGACCAACCCCTTCGCGTTCAGATTCACCACTAACAACGTTACCTAATGTCGCAAGGCCGGCACCAGCGGCACCGGCTGCGGCAGCAGACTGCACAGGATCACGAGAAATTTCTCCAGCTTTTTTGCGGATAGCTCCTGCGTATTTACCTGCGAGCATAGTATTACTCCATTACGAATAATTTGTTAGCCATAACCCGAGGATCAGCTTGGTTCACAATGCGCCAAGCTTGGGTGGGGTCATAATCCATCTGAGCTTTAAAGGCACCCCAGAAATCTTGGGGCTGCTGAGGAGCTTCAGCCTGCGGAGGTGCAGGGAGGCCAGGGACAGCTTGACCTTGCTGGCCAACAGGTGCAGTTGGATAACCGCGAGTTTCTAATTCAGCTTCAGACTCATACACAGGGCACGGTCCTTGGGGGCCAAAGAATTGCAGAGTGTAGTCAGACAACACATCGGGATTCGTCAGAATCTCGTTATATGCCAGATTTTCTTTGTGCTCACCAACTGCAAAGTTGGCATAACCCATCAAGGTGTTAGTTGCGCTTTCTCCCCACGCCACTGCGCTGTCCAGCATCCCCTCCAGATTTAGGGCGTACTGATTTAGAATCGCCGGAGCTTCCGTTCCGTAGTTTGCCACTACCATCCGACTTTCCGGACTCCACTCCAGGAGGTCCGCCACGTCCGCTAAGGAGCTGACCGAGGAAGTTTGGGAATAGTTGGGCGAGGATGTCTGGCTTGTTTGCCAGGTCTGCGGAACCGAGTTCGGTTGGGTTTGTGGGTAGCTGACTGGAGCCTGTGACTCCCAGTTGCCCTGGGTATACGGACTCGCTACCGGAGCCTGGACCGGTGATGGCGCTGCCTGGGATGGGGAGGCTTGTTGGCCCAGAAGACCCACCACCTGACTGAACGCCGACTCCCATGGGTTGGCCTGAGGGGCCGCCGGTTGGGAAGGGGGGACGAATGCTGACGGGGCGGACTGGTAATTGGGGACCGCCTGCGGGGCCTGGGGAGTTGATGCCTGGGGGTAAGCTACCCCCGCTTGACTCGCTTGTACTGGAACTGTTGGCTGCGGGGCTGCTGCCACGTAGCTGCTGGGTGCCACGGATGGTTGGCTCATCTGTGGGGTCGATTGGACGGTAGCGTCCTGCATAACTCATCTCCTTTTGTAATGCTTCAAGAGTTCGATACAGATAGGGAGTGAGGTCCAAACGTGGGTCTGCAGCCATTGGCAGATCCGGCGCTTGTGGATGTGGGGTCTGCATCATTCCCGCAACCAAACCAGAGAACCTTTGATAAGCACTCTGTAATTCACCGACCATTCTGAAGGGAAAGCCTGAAAGCATTTCCGCTCTTTCCTCGTCTGTTTTAGATGGGAAAAGATACTTCAATGCTTCTATACTATCAACTCCAAGCTCTTGTAAATTTCTAACAACAATTGAATTGTTTAAAATATCTTGCGTTGATTCTTCATATACAGGTCCTAACCAACGCCAAGCTACAGTTACATCCCCATCAGGAATTAAACCTTTAACACCAGGGGGAACCATTTGCACTTTAATAAGTGCCATTAGCAGTTGCTTCATTCGATCTTCAAACTGCTTAAGTGCTTGGCCATAACTTTCTTTTTCTTCTTGCGAAGCATTTTGCGAAGGTTTAATTGGCTTTTCAATACCTGCTGCAGCAGCCAAAGTATCTTTAAATAACGTTTCCTCCATATAGAGGATTAGTTCTAGGCATCGGCAAATCCCGTGTTCATAAATCGCGTTCGCTTTCTTTTTGCTGGTGGCCGCCACACGACCAAACAAACTTTTATACTCGGTAGCAGTAACACCTGCACTGATTGAGAGTTCATCTACACCTCCTAGTGCTGTTCGGATTTCTTCTCGGAATTGCCGTACAAATGCATTCTGATCGCCAGAAATTGCATCAGGAACAATATAACCAACTCGGTCGTTTGGTTCAAGATTTGCAATAACTCTTGGCACACGAATGCTTCCATCTACACTGCTACGCCCTATAGGATCTTGTTTGAATGTTGATGAGGATAATGGCGACATGCTCTGGAATCCAGAGTTTGCCGCAATAGATGGACGTTGTGCAGTTCCATCATTACCGCTTTCAATTAAATCTGTTTTAGGACGAGATGATAGCAGTGTTGGGTTGCCAAAAAACTGTAAGTTCTTGCGCATTGTACGCACTAACTCATCATGAATAATAATTTGATTTGAGAACTGATCAAACTCACCAGCCCCTTCCATGGTGAATCCTTTTGGATTATTAAAAATTTCTACGCAAGGAATATAACCAAGTTCATTTGGAAACTTATTAGTTTTACCTGGCATTGCAGTCGTAAGATTTTCAAACGACATCTCACCATCAGAGTGAGTCTCTTCAATCTCTAATGGTTTAATTGATAAACGAATATATTTCTTGCGACCTGGAGTCTCTTTAGGTGCATAATTGCCACCTGTTAGCTGACCCATCTCAATACCGCCTAGGCCTACATCTGCAATGCCGCCAGGTGCATTCTGTTTTACTTTATAGCTATAGATGATAACAACTTCTTCTAGTTCACCATCAACGTTGTAATAGCTGCGATACTCATAGTTGCGGAAATAATACAAACGATAATTGTTTTCGGTAGGTCTGATATAAAAAAGCCCTTTTCCGTCACACAGAAAGTAATCCCAAATCGAATCTAATCTTGTGTCTAGCTTGTTGTATTTTGCAACCTTAGCTAAAAAGTCTTTGCGCTGTCCGCCAAAGTTATCTTGTACTGGATAAAACTCAACACCCTGACGGATGCCAAAAAGTTTCATCTGTGCAATATGGGACGAAACGATGCCAGTATCAACTTCTGCGTCACCATTGCGCTCAATATAAGCGTCAATAATTTCCTTAAGGCGATTGCTGGTATCTGACACTATTTGCTGCCCTTTTGTTTATACATCCTAGCAGCTTTGCCAGCCTTCTTAGCTTTATCTGTGTT